CGGAGGGGGTGGCGGACGCAGCCGGCGAGGCCGTCGCGGCTGCGTCCGGGCCCCCGCTGCCGGGGGGCATGGTGGCAGCGGGGGCAATCGGATCGGGCATCAAGTCACCAGAGGTTCATTCACGCCGAGCCACGGCACGGGGGCGGCCCAGCCGCATCTTGCGCTGCCTGTCGGTCGGCCTCATGCGAAGGCTGTCCATTGACGACCTTTGCAAGCTCGGCCTCCACCTTCTCGCCTGCCTCACCCTTGGTCTTGGCTGTGATACTGAATGAGTAGCTCATGGAATTTTTCTCCTATGCCCAACATCTAGCAGCCTTCACCGGCTGTGGGCGTTAACCGGATAGGCATGATTTCGACTTGCCTTTCGGCTGGATCGGCTTCGGCGGCACGTGGCCCGGATAGCCCTGCGGCGGCGGCAGGTGCACCGCCATCGCGTCAACGTCGATCGGCGGCCGCGCCGCAGCTTCGCGCGCCTCGCGTTCCTTGCGCCGGAGGTCCTCGAGGCGCCGCGCGTCGTCGCGCTGCTCCTTGAGCATCTGCATGTGCAGATCGAGCGAGGCGCCGAGCGCCTCGTTGTCGAGCACCGCGGCGAAATTGAGCCGGCCGATGCGTTCGGCCGTCACGTCCGGCTGCCCGGGCGAGAGCAGCGGCGCCTCGGTGCCGTCGCCGTAGAGCCCGCCGAAACGAAGCTTGCGATAAAGCCAGTCGCGCCCTTCCGCGGTGCGCAGGATGCCGCGCATCACGTCGGCGTCGGCGCGGGCACGGCGGCGCGCTTCCTTGCGCTGGTTCTCTTCGGCCGAACGATCGCCGGAGTCCGGCGTCTCGGCAACCGCGTCGTCGGCCATGCGTCAGACAGCTGACCGCGGCGGCGCGACATGACGCGCGAATGACATAAACCGCTCGACGCTCAACATCGCCCACTGAGCAATTGCCATCTCTTCCGCCGGCATCCCGAGAGCGTCACCGTGGATAGCCACGAAATCCGCCGCCCGATCCAGCGACTGATACGGCATGCGCGGATGGGCATTGTCGCCAAACGAAACCGCGGTCAGAAGTTCATGCGTACGCACCGCCAGAAGCTGCGTCGTCTGCGTCACGCCCATCATTGCCTCGTCAAATGCTCGGGCAAGATCAGCTTGTTCGCCGGGTTGCGGCGCGGCGCGGTGACGCCGGGCTTGGTGACCTGGTCGGCGAGCCGCTTCACGCCCTGCGCCATCTGCGACCACAGCAACTCGCCGCGGTGGCAGGTCGCGAGCTGGGCGAAACCGCCTTCGGCCTGCTTCGCCCCGAAGCGGAAGCGCCGGTTGGCCTCCTTCCACGCCATCGGGGGATTCGGCGTGAGGTTGGTCTCCTTCTGCACCTTCTCGTCGAGGCGCGCCCTGCGCACCGCCATGAGCCGCATGGCATCGAGCCGCACCGCGATCTCGAGCAGCTTGCGGCGGCGGTCGACCGCCGCCTCGCGCAGCTTGAGGATCGTGCCGGCCATCAGTACCGAGCGCTGTGCGATGTGCGCCGCCGCCTCGGCCATGATGGCGAGGCCGTCGATCACACGCTCATACGACTGCCGCTCGCCCATGAGCGAGCCCTGGCGCACGAAGTCGCCGTTGGCGTCGACCTCGATCGGCCGCTCGGGTGGAAGATCGGCGTTCGGATCGGTGTCGGTCATTCCCTACCCTCGGCAAGCGGCGCCCGTCGGCCGTCTGAGCACGGTTTCACTGTGGAAGTCCCGTCGCGCCAGGCGCGGCGCCGCCCATGCCGGCCATGATCTGCATCGCGTTCATCGCGCCGCCGGTGTCGATCTCGCTTGCGGTCTTGGCGGCGGTGGCGGCGGCCGGCGCCGCGTGGGTGACGGCCTGCATCTGCTCGGCTTTCTGCTGCGCCTGCGCCATCGCCTGCTGTCGTTGCGCGCGCTTCTGTTTCATCGCATCCATGCCGGTGAGAATCTTGTTCGGGAACGCGGTACGATCGGCGTATTCGCGCACGAACGTGTCCTGGTCGATGTTGTCCATCGGGCGGTTGATAGGGTCCTGCGCGGTCTCTTCCAGCTTGGTCACGACCGTGATGACGCGCTCCATGACGGCGGTCTCGGCGGCGCGCTGCGCGACCGTGATCATCGTGTCGAATTCGATGTCGAGCGGGACGCCCAGCAACGATTGCGGTTTCGGCGGAATGAGCCCGCGGCGGTTCATGATGCCGTAGATGCGCCGGATCTGCTCGGCCATCTCGCCGGTGTTCTGCTCGACCACGGGACCGAGCACCTGCAGCTTCTCGCCGCGACGCTCGGCGATCTCCATCTCGTTGCGCGGCTGCACGCCCTCGAGGTTGTCCATCATCTGGAACAGGTCGTTGAAGAACCATTTCGAGACCCGCGCCTCGATCTTCTCGATCAGCGCCGACATGGCGGCGATGTCGAGCTTGACCTCGAAGGCCGGCTTGAATGCCGCGTTGGTGTTGTCCGGCACGTAGGTGACGCGGCCCGGCAGGCTCGACGATGGTTGGTTCTTCATCGACACCGGGGCCGTCATCGGCGGGCGCACCATCTTCTCTATCGCCTCGGCCTGGCGCACCGTCATGACCTGGAGCTGGAGGATGTCCGGCAGCGCGTCCATGCCGGCGGAACGCCCGTAGGGATCGTTCGACGTCTGCGCCCATTTCGAGGCGGTGAACGGCTTCTGACGGAAGCCGCGGCGGCTGAGCGGGCCTGGCGTGGCGCGGCCCCACAGCCAGTAATATTCGCGATAGGCGAAGTTGCCGGGCACGACGCCGAGCTCGGGCGGCATGCCGGGCATCTGCAGCGAGAAGTTCGGCTCGATCGCGTGGGCGACGATGACCTCCTGCTCGAGGCTCGCGCCCTTCATCTCCCACAAGCCCTGCAGCTCGGGCCCTACATTGGCGAGGCCGAACATCATCACGCACTGCTGCACGGTGAGCACGAAGGTGCGGTAGAACGAATTGGTGCGGAAGTCGGAGCCGGAGCCGAGGAAATACTCGCCGGCGCACGGATTGTAGCAGCGGATGATGTCGGTGCGGTCCTCGTAGGTCAGCACCGGGCCGGTGCCGAACACGATCTCGTCCTCGAACATCTGGGTGGCGGACTGGTAGAAGTTCGAGCCCGCCATCACGGTGTAGATGCGGTGCTCGACCTCGTCAAACCACAGCGGCCCGGCGCGACCGATCTTGGCCTCGCGGATGCCGGGCTTGATCTTGAACCACGGCCGCGACGACGACATCAGGCCGGAACGCATGCCCGCGGTGCAGACCCGCACCGCCTGGGCGCCGGTCGGATCCTTGATCGCCTCGTTGATGGCGAGCCCGCGCGTCATCGTGTTCGGCACGATGAGCCAGTGGTAGCGCCGCGGCAGGATCACCTCGGCGAGACGCGCCCAGTGCGCCCACCACGAGAGCCGCCTGGCGCGCAACGCGTAGAGCCGCTGCTCGAGCTGGTTGCGCAGGTCCTCCCAGACCTGGGTCTCGCGGGTGTCGCGAAAATCCTTGCGCCTGACCAGCGCCGGGGTGAGCGCGAGCAGCGACGGCGAGGCCTGCTCGTAGTGCGCCAGGATATCGCCGGTGAGCATCTACTCGCCGAGCAGTTTCGTCTTCGCGGTCGGGGCCGCAGCCGCGGCCATGCCGCCGAGCGCCTGCTGCGCCGCCGTCACGTCGGTCCCGGCAAAACCTGCGCCCGCCGCGCCGGCGCGCCGGTTGCGCGCGCTCGCGCCGGCCGCCTGGACGGCCGCGCTCGCGATCGTCGGCGCGTTGGCGGCCGGGGGAACCGGCGGCGGCGGCGGAACGGGCGGCGCAGCGGGTGCGGAAAATAGGCCCATGGTCAGATCCTGAAGAGCAGCGCCATGCCGGCGAAAAACCCGACAACGAGCGAGATTCCCCACAGCACGCGGCCACCGGTGATCGCGTTCACGTCGCCGGCCAGGAAACCGGAATCGGCCTGCGCCAAGTAGCTGAGGTACGTCACGCCGAAGCCGGCGACACCGAGATCGAGCGTCCAGGGGAGCCCGAGCACAAGCGCCGACACCACGATGCTGGCGAGATAGAGCGCGCTGTTGAGGATCGCGCCGGTGATGACGAATGCTGGCATGGCTCAGTCGTGCGCCCCGATGCGGATTGTCGCGACGCCATGCACCACGGCGATCGGGCGCCCGTCGGCGTCGAGCAGCTCGACGCTGCCAACCTGGCGGGACACATCGGCGAGCACGTCGACGCCGCAGAACACCGGCGGCGCGTAAGGTGCCGGCATCGGAGTCGGCCAATCGGCCGCTGGTGTGGCCAGGCGAGGACTCGCCGCGGCCGGCGGTTGGGCACCTTCGACCACGCGCAATCGGCCGGCCGCGGAACTCAACTCGGTTTCGTCACCGACGGACCGCAATCCCATCGTCTCAGCTCCCGAACCGCAACGGATCGTAGTCGTAGGAATGCATGACCCTGGCGCGCCCGAGCATCTCGGATTCGGCGAACACGCGCTCGGTCATGGTCATCGTCTCGACCAGGCGCGTCGCGCGCGCCTCAGCCTGGCTCACGTCGGCCTCGCCGGGCAACAGCGGCTGGGTCGCCAGCAGGTGTTCGGCGAGGCGCTGGCGCTCGTCGATCGCGTGGCGCCCGTGCCCGCGTGGCGCGCCGCTGCCGAGCAACGGCGGCACGCTCTCAACGGGGCGACTGAGCGAGCGGGTCGTAGTCATAACTGTTCTGCACCGCTGCGCGCGAGCGCCACATGTGGGCCGGACGGACGATTGCGACCTTCAGCCCGGACAGTACGATGTAGCGCATGCAGTCCATCAGGTGGTCGGCCTGCCCGTCCTTGATGCGGCCTTTCTCGTCGCGCTGGTAGAACCTGAATTCTGCGAGCCAGTTCGCCAGCGTGCGGAACACCTTCATGCGCCCGGTCGTCAACCTGATCCAGCATTCGTAGATGCCGGATTCGAGCTCGTTGTCGGAAGCGACCAGCGTCTCGAGGCCAAGCTCGCGGTAAGTCGTGATCAGGCGCTCGCCGTCCTTCTGGCTCCGGCTGCGCGCCGCCGGGTCGATCACACCCGGAATCCAGGTGCCGCGGGCGCGGATCGCGGCCGCGTGGATCGGCGGCTCGCCCTCGGACCGGTAGTGTTCGCTGTAGAGATAGACGATATCGGTGTTGGGATCGTGCGCCGCCCACAAGGCTGCGGTCCGGTTCCAGCCGACGTCGAGCGCATAGCATTGCTCGAAATAATCCGGGATCCCGAACGGATCGCACAGGATGGTGTCCTCGGGAACCGGATAGATCGCGCCGGCGCCGAGCGTCGGAATGCCCTTCGATCGCGCCTCGCGCTGGAACGGCTGGATCAGCGCGAGCTGCTCCGCCTTCTGCTCCTCGCTGAGATGCGGAACGTGGTCCCAGCCGGCGTTGACGACGAACTTGGTCACGCCGCCGCCTCGCGCAGGCCCAGTACGACGCGACGATACCACTCGGTCGCGGCACGCTCGTCGAGCCGCGGCGGCAGTCCGCCGTTCGGCAGGAACTCCTGCACCACCACGCTCATGCCCTCCATCGGCGTGAAGGTCGACAGCAGGTGGCCGCGCGGCGTCATCAGGCGCATGCCCTGCTCCTCGCGGATGTCCTGGGGCGGCTCCTCATCGTCCCAGATCAGGTCCTTCTCGGTGCCCTCGAACCCGCCGCGGCCTTGCTCGTAGCTCTTGATACCGATGGTCGACCAGCCGCTCGATCGGTGCCGCACCTTGACGGTGTCGACGAGGTCCTGGATGCCGCGCTTCCAGGTCACGGCGCCGATGTCCTCGGCCGGCACCAGGCCCGTACCGTCGAGTGTCTTGACGCGGCCCTGCCATTTCACCGCGCCGAACAGCTTCTTCTGCACGATGTCGCGCGTCGTCTCGTTGGTCTTGCCGGCCGCCCAGGCGTCGATCGGACGGTCCCAGCGATGGCCGGGCCACCACGGCTGATAGCGCCCGGTCAGGTGCGTTGCCACCTCGAAGCCGCCGATCGACTCGGTCTTGCCGATGCGATTGGCGGCGAGCACGCAGCGATCGCGGTGCGGGCTCCCGTCACAATCCGGCGGACACGACGGCATCCGCTCGTGCCGGCCGCCGGCGGCGAAGAATTCCATGTGGCGCGGATAGAGCTCGCGCCGAAGCGGCCCTGCGTCGGGAAAATAGCCGTAGAGCCTACGGAACTTCTCCCGCCGGGCGATGTTCGAGCGCAGCTGCGCCGCCAGGGCCCTTCGTCCCTCCGGCGAGAGCTTCGACAAAGTCGGCAAGAGTTCGCTGATCTTCGACGCTGAGAACATTGAAGACATTGAGATCCGGCCGCTCCGGCTCGGGCAGTCCGCCGAGGTGCTTCAACAGCGTGAAATTCGCCTGGTTCTTGTCGTGCAGCTTGATCTTGGGGCGGCCGTTGTCGTCCCACTCGATCGCGGCGAGCGCCGCGGTGACGTGCCGCGGCAGCGCCGTGAGGTCGCGCAGCCTCAGGGTTCCGCCCTCGTCGCGCTCGAAGAAATCGATCAGGTTGGCGCGGCCCACCCGGTCGATCTCGAGCAACACGCGGACGCGGCGGATGTCGGCGAACTCGGCCGCCTCGTCCAAAAGCTCCTGCACCCGGGCCCGCACTTCGGGCCGCTTCGACAACCGCGTCGCGTTGCCGGCGTGCGGCGCAAACCCGGCCGCCTTGAATGCCTCGAGCAGCGGCTTGAGCTCGGCGAGCTCGTTGGAGAACTTCTCGTATTTCGGGTTGCGCAACGCGGGCATTTTTATGGCGATTATTTTTATCGACCTGGCACGGGCGAATCAAAACTTATCAGCACGGACTCGATTTCGACTCATTGCCCGGCGCCGGCCGGGATCGCAGCCGATCCGCGCAGGTAGCCGCGGCTGGCGTTGAGCACGAGCGGAAACACGGCGGCAGTCTGCCGCTGCGGCGGCGCTGGCGGCGGCGCGAGCGCATCGTTCGCCTCGGCCTCGGCGAGGCGCGTGGCCACCATGTGGTCGACAGCGGATTCGTCGATCGGCAGGCCTGGGTCTCCGGCGAGCTCATCGAGCGGCGCGGCCTCATAGGCGTCGACCGGCGGTGAGGCGTTGCTCCCTGTGGGTCGCTGCGGGCGTGGTGCGTCGTGCGACGACGCTACTGCCAGCGTCACCCCAGTTCGCTGCGCCCAGCGAAGCAGCGCGGTCAGCGCCAGCGCGGGATCGTCGAGGCCGAGCGCTTCGGCCTGCGCGAGCAGCCAGGCGCGATCTTCGGCGCGGGGCTTGATCCTGATGAAGTCGGTTTTGGGCATCTCACCCTATGCCAAAGAAAAGGCCCCGGCTTGTAGGCAGCCGAGGCCCGAACGAACTCTCAATGACCGAACAGCGGGGGTCGGGCTACATGGTGCGCAGCTCAAGCGGATCGCGTGGTCCCTACACCCTATGCCATTAAGCAAAAGCCCCGCGCGTTGCCGCCGGGGCCAAGGCCGAAGCTTTCTCTCATGCACCAAATTTCCAAATCTCCGCAGAGATTCGGAAGTCCTTCGCCAGCATCCGCCGGCCGTCCGAAGCGTTGTCGCCCCTCGCGTTGGGCTATACCGCCCGGACCTGAGACACCTCGAACTCACAGGTGACGAGGCGCCCGAAGATGTTCACTGCTGCCTTGATTCGCCCCTGAGTGTCAAGCTTGGCCAGATCCGCGATGGCGGCGTGGAACCACGCCAGGGGGCCGTCGATCACCTCGACCTCCTGACCGACGCGGAGCGCCTCGGGGAGCCGCTCGAGGCCCTTGTGCAGCTTGCCCTCCTTCGCCATCACGATCTGCATCGCGGCGTGCGGGATGCGGGCGAGGTGGCCGTTGCTCATGAGCGCCGGCATGCGGCCGTCGTGCACCCGGATGCCGGGCGTCGCGCGGATGCGCGCCCATGGAATCTCAGCAGCGGCCGGGATGAACAGATAGCCGGGGAGCATCGGGACGAGCCGCTCGCGCATGGCGCGCCCGTGCCGGCAGCGCCGGGTGATCTCGGGGAGATAGACATGGATGCGATGGCCGATCAATCCGGCCGCGGCGCGCCGTTCCTCGCGCGGGTGGGCGAGCAGCACGTGCCAGCCTTCCGTCATCGCCGGGGCCGGA